TCAACGCGTCTCAACTTTTCTCAACTCTCTCATAAAAAGGGTGAACGATTCGTTCACCCCCCTACTGAACACTTACTTCTTTAAACCGATACCCGGTCCGTGAGTGGTGTCGTCCTCGCCCTCACCTCGCTTTACCCCTTTTGGTCTTGGAGAATTGTCAGCCTTGTTGTCCTTAACAGGCACGTCCTGTCTCTTTGCGTCCTCGTCAATTCCCTCATAACGCTCAAATGGTCTGTTCTTTTTCATAGTTTCTTATCCTTTCTAATTGTCTTTTAATGTAAGCTACAGCATAGTCATTAGCACCCCTGTGTTTCAGTTCCTCTAAAGTGAGCCATCTGTAGCAAGTGTCCTTTACTTTGAATTTATCTAAGTGGTCATAGGCTTCTGCCATTGTCCCAGTATAGAAAAGGTAGTGGAAATGCACTTCCTCACCATGTTTAGGACTGAATTTCACCTCTTCTCCCTTTCCTTGGTAGTTAGGTCGGAACTCATACATATCCCTAGCCAGTGTGTAGTAGATATTGTCCATGTTCGCCCTATCCACCCTAGCACCGTGTTTAGTTGGACACCGTGGTAAAAGCCAGTGCTTAGAATCCTCGTCATAGTAGGTTAGAATCCTAGGAGGATAAAAGGGATAACTCCCTCTTATCCTGTCTAGTCCTACAATAATGCACACCGATAAATGCTCTTCTATCATAGGTTCTACCCTCTGCTGTTATTCTCCCTGCTTGGCTTTCACACCCTGCTTATAAACTTGGTGTGCACCGACAGCCACAAACCCAGATACCACACCACAGGCGATGGCACTCATTGGATCGCTTGCAGGGAAGTTTGGCATTACGTAAAATCCGATTGGTGCAATTACCCCACCAAAGATTCCACAAAATGCAGGAATACTGGTGTCTTTGACTACACCCTTAGCTTTTACTGCCAGTGCTACTCCGAAAACAATAACTGCTACAACTGGGGAAAACTCAATCCCCAAATTCTGAATGAAACTAAAATCCATGTTCTTTTCCCCCTTTAATCATTCCTAACTGGTAATTCCTCAACCACTTCCATGCAGCTTTGTGCTTCACCGTTACCGCCTAATTTTCGATAAGGCTCGTACAGATGGTGCTTAAGGGTATTGAGGTCACCCAGTGTGATATATCCATTAGCAATGTGTTTCTTTGCTTCTCTCGTGATACGAAACAAGGCTATGCCAGTCACACAGGCACAGAGGTTTTTGAAATCCTCAACCTTGATTAAGCTTTTCTCTAACTCTTCCTGTCTCTTACGCTCCCTTTCCTTTTCCTTGGATTGGAGAATATACAGAATCAGTTGGAATAACCCGTTGCTGGCAAAGATAACCCCGATTAGCCCTATCACGAACTCCCTATCCGTTATTAGCTCTATCATGATTCACCCCCTCTCCATTATCTTGATTGTCTGCGACAATTCTGAGAATTTCCTCTTCCTGTTCCTTGGTAATCCAACCTTTAGACAATGCTCTGTCTAAAAGCTTCTTGTTGAGTTTCCCCTGCTTTGCCAGTCTTACTAAACATTCGTACATATTACTCACCTCCTAATGTGTCGAGTACAAGGTTATCTACCGCCTGTTTCAACTCCTCGTTCTGCCTTTTCAATTCGGCGATCTGTTCAGCCTGTGTGGGGATTCTCTCTGCTTTTTCCTCACCTACTCGAACGGATTGGAGAACCCCTTTGTCGTTTCTTGCGTCCTTCTTCTTAATGTTCAGAAACGCTCCCTCTTTGTAGATGGCTGGTAACTGAACATTCCACATTGAGGATTCCACAGCATAGGCTGTGTCCCCGTAAATGCTCCTAGCTACCATGTTCGCTTCTGTGGGATTGTCGAAAATCGTGATGGTCATAACATCGTGTTCCCCTGTGCCTTTGTTCGGCAAAATTAGTGCGAAATCTCTTTTCATTTCTTCTCCTCTCTTTTTGTGTAAAAATAAAAAGGAATCCCCATTACTGGAAATTCCTTTAAAGGACTATTAGATTAAATTTTTAACTGCCGTCATTCATGGAAGAACCCCATGCTATATAAATGCAGCCGGTTCCACCCGAACGCTCATTTGACTTACCAAATGTTCCGCCGCCGGTTCCATTTCCACCGTTACCTAGTCCATCTGTACCTCTACTGCCAAGATTCCACGACTGGTTAGCATCACCTGCGTTTCCTCCGCTACAATACAAAACGCCATTGAATCCAAGTGTAGATACCCCCGAACCTTTTCCAGCTCGGCTGTATGTAGAACCTCCGGCTGCGTAACTTCCGTTACTACCAACAGTTCCATCAGCACCGTTAGTGCCGCCTACACCTCCATTTCCTCCGCCACCTCCGGAGCCACCATCGCCGCCATCTACATAAAAGTTGTTGTAGTTAATGTTTTGTAGTTTACCGCTTCTTCCATGTTCCGCTCTAATAGAACCAAATACTGTATCATAGGCACCTACATGTCCCCCGTCATAAAACGCGACCCAGTTATCCCTGCCTGCTGATTGTGATGTTATTTTAGACGGTATTAACCAAATTATTTGCTGTCCGGGCGTAACGCTCATGTACCCAGTTGAGAAGTAACCACCTCCTCCACCGCCACCGCCTAATTTATACCCTCCGTTATGGCTACCCATACCTCCCATGCCTACAACTATGTACCTAATTTTATAAACATTCGCCGGTACTGTCCAAGTTCCGGCTCCTGCTCCAAAGGTGACAGAACCGCTAATACCGCTAACTTGGATAAGTGAACTCACGTTTCCGTAATCGTACCACCGCCCCTCGTTCGTGGTAACATAGTTGTATGCCCTCACATACAACCGTCTTTCTTGCAGCAAAGAGGTGGTGTAGTAAACATCAGCACTATCGACTTGCATGAATCCATCTGTAACACTCGTTGGCATACTGTCATATTTAAAGACAAAATGTACCCCACTCCACAAGCCCTGTGACGGACGTGCCCATGTAAGCCGGACTTGCTTGTGTGCATACATGGACAAGCTAAAATTTGTGATACTGGCGATTCCAAAGGTTTTTATAGCTTGCTTCTTTAGGAACTCCTTACTCATGGAGACAACCGCGTCCCCACCATCAGCAGACGGAAAAACTACCTGTCCATCTGGTGTCACAAATTTTTTATAAACCCCTGCCGGAAGTGGGGTAATAATTCTCCCTAAAATCTCTGCTGTTGGTGCGGTATCAGATATATAAAAGCTGTTCCCTCTATTCTTCCCTCCTGCACCGCCTAATGGTATAAATACTTCTCCCATTATTTACTCACCCCCTTTAATTTAACTTTGAAATCCTTAGTAGGTCTTTCTGTGGCACTGTAAAATGTAACATACCCTGTGCCGACTACTGCCGAGGAAATCAGAGAACTTAATTCTCCCCACAACTCAACCTGTTCTGCCGTAGAGTTCTTGTCCGTGGCTTTCCCAAGGATAATGTCGTCCTCGTTAGTCACCCCTGCAACGGTCACCTTGTTGCTATAGGGTGCTGTGTTTGTCCACCCACTAGCAGGAATGGTAACAATCACCTCATTAAAGGTTTTCATAAGACGCTCGTTATCGGTCTTTACCTCTTCCATTTCGTTCTGCAAATGCCCCACAGGACTCTCTGAAAGATTCTTTTTTACTAGGTCAAACCAAGTCTCAAAGATAAGCTTCTGCTTATTTTGATAGGTTTCCATGATAACCTTTAGTTCGTCCAAGTTAGCGTCAGCACCCTTTCTGAACTCGCCTTTCTGCTTCTCAAAGAAGTTCTGAAATTCTCCGTAAAGGTCTGTACCGTGTTCCAGTGCAGTCATAATGGTATTTAAGGCTCCATTCATTTTGTTTGCTGTATCAGCACCAAAGAAAGCCTTGTCCCTGTTCTGATATACGGTCACATCTTGAAATGAGATTGTCCCATCGTCATTTTGAATCTTGTTATACTTCCTATTCCCGGTAAAGCTTATATCCTTGTAATCGGTAGGTAGTAGCTGAAAACTCATTATAGTTCACCCCCTTTAGTTCCAAACGCCCAAGAAAAGGTTCTTCTTCCTTGGTACTGATTCTGTAATCTGTTATAGGTATCTAGGATTGCACCCTCTAGCCTGTTTAACTCTCTGTAGTCGATAAACGGCGAGTTATCATGATATTCCGGTACGTCCCCGTAATCTATCTCAAAAGTGGCTCGTTGCAATCTCTCGAAATTACTCTCTATCTGATTAATTTCGTCTGCATACACGAAATCCCCAACCTGTGCAGTTTTGATAATCGCTAGGGTAGGAAGGTCGCTATAAAGTGCGTCCGCCAGTTCCCGTAAGTGGGCAATGTTTTGATGGATTCTGTTAAAATCCTTTGCATTGAATCTATCTCCGCTATACACACCTTTTGAATCTCTTTCACCGTGCCAGTCTGTTTTCGGTGTTTGCCATTCAGCCATTACTTCTCCCTTCTTCTAGCTTTTATCTTTCCTCGCCATGCTCCGTTGAATGTAAGTGTCGTGCCTGTTACTTCTGATTGCATATCTTCCTCGAAATCGTTTTCTTGGAAAATATAGTCTGTTACATCGAGTTCCGGGAATCCTCTTGTGTCATACTCATAGGCAACTTTAACCTTGTAATACTCGGCTATCCAGTTTGCGAGGTCTTGTGCTTGCTGTACTGTACTTACCAACGGATTGTCTATAGTAACTGTCTTTCCCTCTCGATTGATATTCTTGGTAATCTCCATCAGTGTGTAGGGGATTCGGTTAGTGGTTATGTTGAGTCTCACTCGACCAGTCTTTTTAAAGCGTAGAGTTTTGGAAAAATAATTGCTACTAACCAACTCTACCCACTCTTGGTTTTCAGCCGGGATAACTACAAATGAACAGCAATCTTTGGTAGGTATGATAGTTGTCGTCCCAGCCACAACATCCTGTTCACCAGTTAGGAGATTAATCATTTCAAAAGCGTACGGTTCAATTTGATACCTATAACACTTAACGACTATATCTTTTACCTGCTCCTGCTTAATAGCCTTTGGACTACTGAGCATATCCCATTTACCAATGGTGAAATCTGTTTCGTCTCCCAATTCTATGCTATTCAGAGTGATTAGCTGATTATCACCGCCTAAAAACAATACACTCAGCCGGGAGAACGGTTTAAAATCCAACGAAATAATCATGTGCTTGGTGATCTCTCGCTCAACAGCGATATCTGTTATATCACCGTTGGAATCAAGCCCCACCACCTGTACCATATACGGTAGTGTGTCTCCGAACTCTAACTTTAGTCCGTAATACTTCCTTTCGGCGTCAAGGACGAGTGTTACTACCCCGTTCCTTCCCACAAAACCTGTGTCAGCTTTTTTAACAAGATTTGCACTCCTAGGGTAAAATAAAGCGTGCCCGTCTACGGCTACAGAGTCGTTTCCCAATACCGCATACTCCACCAGTTCTCTTCTGTTGTTCAACGTATTCCGAACATTGCTCCAAAATGCGTCACCTTGGCTTATAATTGATACCGTAGGCTTATATCTTGTTTTAAATTCCAGCTTTCCGTCCCTGTTTATAAACAGAATCGCCCGGTTAGCATTTGCAATAAGTTGCAATGCTTCTCTTACTTTAACCTTTGGTATAGGTGCGTACATATACAGGTCACGACTTTTGAAATACGGATCTAAAATCAATTCGTCCTCGGTCATACCGATGGTTCTCATTATTTTACCAAGTTTGGCTTTCACATTCTGTCTCACACCGTCGTTAGCGTCGTCCTCGTAGATGGTGTCCCATCGTCTGAACTTGTCTACCGCTTTAATTCTAGCCGTATGCTCGTCAGATTCCCAAGAACTACATTCCAGCATTGCACCTTTCACCCACTCAATCTCAGAGCCTAGGTTATAGCCGTAGAAAACGGTCAGTTCCTGTCCTATCTCTAGGAAATTCACAACTGAATTAGGATTGTCTACGTCAAAGTACCTGTCTCGATTGTTGAGTGTTACCGCAAAATCAATCTGAGGGCACTCTGCCCCTATGGGGGACGAATAGGATTCCAATGAGGAATCAATGATGTGCGTATTCGTATAGAGCAATCCGTAACCTATCAAGATTGAGCGAATTCTTACCCTGCTGTTAGGCTTGGTCATTTCCAACACACTGATAACGATTTTCTTTACTTCTTTGAACACTCGTTCTGTTTTATAAATACTACCCGTTACAGTGTCCTCGACTACCGTTCCTGTGTCAGTTTCAAGCTTGATTCTTTTGGGGTAGTTCTCCCCGAAATCAATCGTAAATCCTTTAAATGAAAATGGAGTCTCGCCTAGATTTACCTCTAGCCTAAAGACTCCATTTGATACCATATCGTTACTTGTTATTCCTGTGTAATTCGCAACTTGTCCTTCCCTTGGTGGAAATAGATAACTCCCGTCCACCGGGGTGAAATCTTCTTCCAGTGCTGCATACACAGTGGTTATTCCGTCCTCTTGCGAAAAGAGTTTGTATAGTTCTTTCTCAATCGTCAACGGGTGGTAGACTCCGTGGAATCCCAGCTTTGCGTTCGATTGTGCTTTCTGATTAATGACACCGAAAGAAATCATCATGTACCCAGTGTTTCTCAACTGGTCACGTATGCGTTTTTTGTATTCCCTAGATACAGCCTGCATATCATTCCCCCGTGTCAATCAGATTAAACTTACAATCTCTATAATACAACGGTTTGCCGTTTTTATCAACGTAATAAACCTGTCCGCTCCTGTCTCCAACGTACATTTTGAGCGTCTTTGTGCTACCGTCTACAGGATCTTGGAAAGAGACTGTCACAAAGAAATTATTGAGGATAGACAGTATCTTTTGCCATGTCTCAGCCGATAACCACGGGAATACAATGTTGTTAATTTTGTACTGGTCACGACCGACTCTTTGTGCCACCACCTGTGCGTTAGCATTTCTACCACTGTCCACTGTGGTGCTCGTGATAATCTCTACCCCCCTCTTACAAGGGGGGAGTTGATACCCATTGATTGTAATATATGCCATGGTTTACCTCTCTGTCACAAAGCTATATCCGTTAGCGTTTCTCTGTTCGGTCACTACATCGTGCACCGTTCTGTTACCAATCTGAACGATTGTTTCTTCTTTCTTGTTAGCTTGTCTCTTAACGTCCACAGCCATTTCTCGCATGGTAGGCTCTAGGTACTCCTTGTAAAACTCAGCCATACCCTCTTTAAATCCACCTACAGCGACTTCTGTCTGTTTAGTGACGGTCGGATTCTGTACCCCCATGAAAGACAAATCATCGTTCATTTTCACATTGCTAGTATCTACAGTGTAGGAAACAGACGGATTTGCTTTTCCCATTTCAGACGTCAAAACATCAATGGTCTTTAGTACGTCCGGGGTAGTGGTGCTGATACCAAGTGCCAATCCCTCTGTTACGCTATAACCGATTCGCTTGAATACCCTAGAAGGTGAGTTCACCTCTAAGCCTTTCTTAGCTTTTCTTGTAACAAAGCTTGTAACACTGTCCACCGCGTCCCCTACAAATCGCTTAGCTTTTTCCAGTCCTGCTTTGAATCCCTCCATAACATCGTGACCAATGCTCTCGAATGTAGATTTAAGGCTTACACCGTTCGGATTTTTGAAATTATCCTTAACATAGTTTGCTAAAGATACCATCTTATCCTTAACAGTGCTCTTTACACTTTCAATCTTATCCTTGAATCCGTCCACAACGTCCTTTGCGTAACCGCCAAAGGTTTCCTTACTAGCACCACCGTCTTTTACAAACCAATCTTTCACACCAGTCGCCCACGATAAAATACTGGACTTGCTGTCTGTATGGTGTGTGGTAATTTTCTCTTTAAAACCAGTGATAACGTTACTTGCAAATGTCCCGAAAGTGGTCGCGTTGATACCCTCAGATTCCGTGAACCAAGACTTAATACCCTGCACCCAAGTGGACACTGCCGATTGAGCATTGGTGTAACCTTCCTCGATTCCCTTCTTAAATCCTGTGATAGTATCAGTAGCAAAGGTCTTAAACTTGTCGAGATTAGCAATCTCTGCAAACTTGGTACAAACTTTGGTAGCAAGTGCCTTGATAGCTTCTGTAGGATCTACAGAGGAATCAGAGATACCGAGAATGAGTCCCTCAGAGATATTGTTACCGTACCCCATGAATACCTTAGACGGGGAGTGAATACCACAGATTCTCTGGAATCCCTCCAACATGGTTTGCCAGATACTCTTGGTCTTACCACCGTTTAGATTTTCGTCAATTCCTTTCTGTAGTCCTTCTGCGATATTCTTACCGTTTTCAGTCATTCCCGTGGCTACCTTATCGACCTCTGTTTGCATATTCTGAACACTCTTAGTCAACCCGTCTGTAGCACTTGAACCGTTTAACATAACATCGGTGATTTTATCACCTACGGTGGTAATTGCAGTCTGAGATTCCTTGATTGCTTCAACCTGTGCTTTAGCGGATTCCACAGCCCTATCTCTCGCCACTGTAATTTCTTTCTCTTTGGCGAGGACTTCAAAATAGTGATTGCGGTCACTCTTATTGATTGTGGATAACTCTTCCCTAACCTTCACTAGGTCTGCATTGTAGTCTTTCGCCTTTTTAATCTCATTGTTATAGTCCATCTGTGCTTGATACTGAGCCTTTAATGCCTCTGTGTAAATCTCCTGCAAAGCCTTAGTCTCAGACTCCTGCTTATAAGCTTCAATCAGCTTTTCAACCTCTTCTCTCGTCTGTTTAACTCGATTAGTGGTTTCGTCAAACTCAATATTTACCTTGCCATTGGTAATTTCGTTAAGTTGTTCAGCTTTCCACTTCATTGTAGCGATTTCCTCAGAGGTAAGAACAGCCTTGTCATTAAGAGTCATAATATCATCAACTAACTGCTGTGCGATATTACCGTCCATTTGCACACTTGACAATTCGCTAAGTGATTTTTTCAGACTGTCAGTAGCGTCTGTAGCTGTTTTCATTCTGTCCTCAGACTCTTTGATACTCTGCTCCATAGCCTTGAAATGTTCGCTTTCCTTATAGGACTCTTCCCCGGCTTTTCGCATTTCCTCATTCAACCCGGTAAATGCTAGAGCAAGTCCAGCAATCATAGCAACCGCTGTTACAGCCATAAAGATAGGATTGACTGCAAGAGCTGCCGTTAATGCCCACACTGCTGTAGTAACTGCTGTAACACCAGCCACAATGAGTAATGCTGTATTTTCAAAGGTCATTCCGTTTTGACTCATATCAAACAAAGCACTCTTCACTAACTGCAACGCCCCTAGGAATCCTGCGAGAGGTGCAATGATTGGTGAAATATTAAATCCTGCAATGACAATAGGGAAACTCTTCATGGCTACAACCAGTCCCCCCACAAGGGCGATTAGTCCGGCACTACCTCCGAGAATGTTTATAGCATTTACCCCGTGTTCTCTCATATCTCGTAGTGAAATCCACAGAAGAGTGAACCCTGTAGCTACGGCTGTGAGTCCTGCCACCATAGGTGCTAGAGTGCTAGACAGAGGTTTCATGACTAGATAAATACCACTAATCATTCCAGCCATACCTGCTAACATTTTTACAAGGTTTTTCCAATTCATTCCGTTCATAATCGCGTCCACAGCACCGCTCGCGTACAGGATAGCACCACCTAGGAATAATAACATTCCTCCTGCAATGCTCGCCCAGCTTGCCAGTCCTAGTGCTGGTAACAGAGATTTAACCCCCAGCAGTCCTGCAATAAAATCCAGTAACTTTACCCCTGCAAATGCCATTCCTAGTGCACCAAGGACAGGTGCTAGTTTCTTTGCGGAGTTCTTGATATTATCGAGTGCCTTACTAACTTTTCCGTCAGTAAGTCCCTTTAGGAAATCGTATTCGGGCAGCTTAAAATCAAACCCGTCTCCGAGTCCTAAGTCTCCACCGCCTCCACCGCCAGCACCTCCACCGCCTTTTGGTGTGTCCTGCTGTGGGATAATGTTGAGTTCGTCTATTCCCAGTAGATTGTTCTTTAGCTTCTTAGCCTCATCGCTTGCACCCTTTAACTTTCCACCAGCTTTTCCTGCATTGTCAGCGAGTCCTCCCATGGCTTTCGCACCTTTGGTGACTCCGCTATAATCCACCTTTGGTAGCTTGAATCCGAAAAGACTGGCGATTGTGTCAGCCAATGCCCGAATTATTTTCATTGCAGCAATAGCATACGGAAGAATAGCATTAAGCATAGGTATTAAAATATTACCTATCGCTCGCCCTGCCTGTGTAACGGTTGCCGAAAAGATTCTCATTTGGTTAGCCGGGGTATCGAGTGTTCTCGCCATGTCACCCTGTGCAACGGTAACCTGTTTGAGAATCGCAACATATCGTAGCTGTGCTTTCTCAGCCTGTGTCATTTCATTAAAGGTTTTATTGATACCCAGTGCTAACGCTTCTGCTTTCAATCTAGCCATGGACAAATCGTAACCAAGTTTTCTCAAAGGCTCTAACTCGCCAGAAATACCACTGGTCAACTTATCCATAGCCAGTTCAACTGAAATATTTGCAAAAGACGACAGGTCGTACCCTAACTGAGTTAGGTTTTTACTCATGATAATCGCTCTATCGCTCGCAACTCCGAACCCTTCTGTTATAGTTTGGAATATACCCTGTGCTCTCAACCACTGAGCAGGATCTATTCCCATCACACGGGAAACTTTATCTGCATAATCACTAGCACTCTTAGCGTATTCTCCCATGGAGGCTGTAAAGAGGTTTAAGTCCTCAGTGTATTCCATGCTCTTATTGATAAACCCGTGTAATACGTCTGTCCCGGATTGAATCATGTGTAGCACTGCCCCGGCGTTTAGCAGTTCCTTAACAACATCGTGTCTCTTATAACCACCATTAGAACGGGTGCTTTTCTCCCTAACATTTAAGCTAGGAATTTTAGCCTTATTGTTTGCGGTGATTGTAGAAAAAGCCGTCCCAATCTGCTGTAACTTGTTGATATTCGTCTGAGATATTTTTCCCAAAGACGCATTAAGCTTATCAAGCTGTCCTGCCATATTGGACGGGAACTTGATATTTGAGGGAATACTGGAGAGAGCCTTACTTAACTCACTTAATGTTGCCACTTTGGTCATTTTAGGCATTTTATTAACTGCGTCTGCAATCTTGTTGATAGCATTTACCGTCTTTGTCGCCTTAACATTACTCGTGGCTTTCTTTAATTTTTCCAGTGTGGAAACAAGCTGTTGAACACCGTCCACAGCCTGTTTAGAATCCACTTCAATTTTCACTTGTAAGGAATCAATTTCAGCCATTATTGTTTCTCCTTATTAAAATTAGCTACCATTGCCTTGAAATGCTCCAACTGCTCCCTTCTGATTTTCTCGTTCTTTCTTCTCTCCTGTTCGTCTTTGTCCTCTCTCGTGATAGGATAAGGTTCGTCCGGGTAAGGTTCTGTACGAGAACCCTCTTTCGCAAAGGCATTGAAAATCGGGGCAACTCTCGTCAATGCGTCATAGAAATACATTCCTTGCAACCATGCATTATAGTTCTGTTGTTTCTGTTTTAATTGATAGGCTTTTCTGTAGGGAATCACTAGAGACGGTTCTCCGTTCCAGTATTCTTCGCTACTCATGCCTATAGACAAATAAAACGGAAAAGCTTCGTCAAACACTTTCGTGTAAGGTAAAAGGGGGACAGACTCGCCACCCCCCTCTTCTCCGTTTCTACTATCGGACAATGGACTGTCTAATCCACTGTCCACTTCACTTTTCCCTTTTGGTCGGAATCATCAACCATCGCCATGATCGGTGCGTTGTACATTTCTGCAAGCTTTCCGATTAAATCTTCCTTGTTACCAAGCTTATCGAAAATCTCATCAATGGTTTCCTGCTTCACATATCTGTGGTGAGCCAAGAAAGCACCACTAAACAACATGGGGAGAGTGGTCATAGGCTTATCTCCTACCTCACCGATAACCAGTCCTCGTCTTTCCATTTCTCTTACAGTCTTTCTTGTGTACTCCAACACATACTCTTTTCCTTCATAGGTAAATTTTAAAGTCATTTCTCTCCCCTTTCTCAATTAGGCTTCTAACTCAATAGGAGTAGAAGGTGCGATAGTAGTTTTCATCTTCACTACCTCGTTTACGTTTGCACCATCTACATATACAGACAGTGTTCCTTTAAACTTGAACTTACCGTCTGATCCTGTAGGAACAAGACTCGCTCCGTCTCCTGTACCACCAAACCATACTGCCAACTCTAATTCCTTACCCTCCAATGCCTTTAATGCCTTGTAGTCGGTAAGGGTGTAGTTGTGCTCAAACTCTAATCCGCTCGCCCCTTGAATACCATTGATATAGGTCTTCATGTTGTCACTCATGGTAGTAGTTTCCAGTAACTCAGGTGCACCACCTAGAGCCGGGAAAGTCTTAATGTCAATAAGCTTCTTGTAAGTGCCAGTACCTCCTGCGGTGTCCTTCTTCATCAAAAACACTCTGTAAGTATTAATAGCCATTTTTACCTCCTAAAAATTGTATTGTCTTTAGATACAACTGCTTGATACCTCGCCACCATTCTGTGCATATCACCAGAGTAGTTTGGTATAAAACTCATAGTTAATCTTGTAAATCCTATGGACAACATATACTCGTCCGTGATTCTCATAAAAAGCTTTGTCGTTTCTTTCACCCCTAGGCTGCGTAAATCGAAAGCGTTAAACACATTTATTTCGTAAGTGATTAGTGCATGATTTTCAGCTTCTTCACTGGTAGCTGTAGGTTGATAAGAAATATTGTCAATCTGTCGCAAGTGGATAACAGCATTTAAGTCCGAAAACTGCGGATTCACCGCAACTACCACGGGCGAAACGGTGCTAGAGATTCTTTGGTATTTGTTGTTTTTGATACTGGTCTGAATTCCAGTTATCAACTCATTCTCAATGTCAATCATTCTGTAGCACCTCTTTTATAATCTTTGGTAGTTCCAGCTTTATGATCTCACAGGCTTTAAATACAGGCATTGTCGCCTTTGTTCCGTGTGTCCATTGAACTTTCCCATCCGTGTAGTATGCCCAAGTCTCTCTACCACCTTTTCCTTTACCATAAGAACCGATTGTAAATCCGAACTCGTGTCCTTTGGGGTGAGGGGACGAACCTACTGAACCGTTAAAAAACACTCCTGCTCCGAACTCGACAAATATAACATCCTTACCCGTTACCAAAACCGTTGTAATCGTCCCATCGTCAGATACAGTAACATCAACATCGGACACCGCGTCGCCGTCTACAATGGCACTTGAAAACCCTTGTGAGATAAGACTTTGCAATCGTTTTGCGATAGCTTTTCTCATGGCACGAGAGTTGTTGTAGCGTCTTTTTTTCAATCTCAACTTTGCGATATATTCTTCTATTGTCATTTCTACCACAATTCTTTTTGAGCAATTCGTGATCCCAACGCTACTCGCATTATGTTTTTCGTAAAAGACACACCTTTTACTTCTAGTTCAATGGTTTTAGCAAATGGACTTATTGACAGCCCTGCTTTATCACCGGGGGAAATTGCAGCTTCCGGGAGATACCCAACTCCCCACAATCTCACCCATTCCGTCCTGTGTAAAACCATAACGTAGTTGTAGTCCATATCTTTTGAAAAATACTCGTCGCTACTACCATAAGTTCTCGGTTCAACCGTCGCACGAAACCAATATTGATAAATCTGAGCACTAGGTTCACCCGATTGCGACACCCCTGTAAAGGTGCTTTTATGATCTATTTTCACATTGAATTTATCCCGTGCTAACGACCTCATTTAATCACCCCCACACACGGGGTAACCTCTCTCAGATAGGATTCGGGGATTCCACTAGAACCATAGGTTCTTGAAATCCCTCCCTCTGTGTGATTGGTTTCCCCCTCTGCACCGACTTTGTTTATCAGATAAATCGCAATCTGCATTTGCAGGTACTCATATCTTTCGGGTATATCGGTTTTAGTGTTATCGTAGGGATAAAGCCTGTTTAGAATCGCCAGTTTCGCATTTTCTAAAAAGGGGTAGGCTTCACTTCTACTTATGCTACCATCAAATATACCCGGACTGAGTTTTGCAATCTCTGTCAGCATATTATCTTTAGTCATTCCCATGCCTACCCCCTTCTATTTAAATTCCTGTTGCGGTCGGTAACTTTAACCCAGTAATCTTTACCGCCTGCGTCTTATTGGTAAGAGCAGCGATATAATACTTACGGGAGAAGATTGCGTTCTCACGAGTATTAGGATCTCTCTTAGGCTCGACCTCTGTACCCTTCTTTACGAATACGGTGACAGCCTTTGGAGTAGCAATGACTACATCACCGTCCTTTGCGTCCTTCTTAACATAGAGGGGGACACCGCCGACAGTACCTACATAACCTGTTCTTGCGAAAGACTCAACGTACTTCAACTGGTCACCCAGTCCCTTTCTCACAATAGCCATAGTCTTAGGAGAAACAAATCCGAAAAGACTAAGCTTTGCAGGATCGTTGTCCGTTCCGTCAACATTCAGAGTAGCTACAGCGTCAATGAAATCATCGAAAACCTTTCCGCTACCTGCTACGGTCTGAGTAGTCCTATTGAACTCCGCAAAAATGTCCTTGTTTACGGTGTTGAACATATCTGTAGCCATCTGCTGTAAGCCTACAGGTACAACATTAGGATCTCTCATTGCCTGCTCGTCATAGTAAATAAACCTATTCTGAGCCAGTGCAATCTCATATTCCTTCTTAGAAAAACCTACCTCGATAGACTTGGTGTTACCCTGTGTTACAGCAAGTTTCTCTGTTCCCTCAGTAGCAGTGTAGACGTTAATGATTCTCTTCATTCCTGCTGTTCCCTCTAAGGTGTCATCGGCTTGACAGAACGGGAACAAGTCTAAGTGAGACTTGAACAGATCCTCCACTTCGTTACTCAGATAAAAATTATCATATACGGTATTTGCCATTATGTTTTCTCTCCTTCTTCATACAATGCCTTGTATTCGTCCGGGTGCTCCTGCGAATACTTGAATCTCTCCTGTGAACTCATGTTCCGTAAGGTTTCCAGCGTCATTCCCTTTGTACCCTGTCCACCTTCGGGTTTTCTTGTTTCCTTCAACAAATCGGCTTTAATCTTCTTCTCTACCGACTCTAGGTGCTTCTGCTGGCTCTCAAATACCTTGTCATAGTCACCTTTCAGCATTGCTCTAGCCGTTTCCTCTGCAAGGTTCTCTTCATAACCTTGGGACAGAAACTTAGTCTTATACTTACTCAGAGTAGATTCCTCTAAAAGCTTGTTATACTTAGCCTCTAGGTCAGTGAACTTCTCCTCCTGCTCCAACTTGTTCTGCTCCTCTTCGGATAACTTCTCTCGCAACTGCTTCTTGTAACCGGCTAATTCACTTGCGGTCTTGTCGAAAACCTCTTTCCTTACATAACCTTTGTGATTTTCTTCGGGTAAATCTAGGTTTTCCAAGACTTTAAGCTTTTCCTCAACCGATAATGCTTCGTAACCCTCGATAGTAGATACATCAATCTTTGCCATTTTCCATTCCTTCCTGTGTTTGGTCGGTTCTCTCCGATTCTTGTGTTTCAGTAGGCTTCTCTGCCGATTTTTGTTCCTCGTAATACTTCATACTTAGCGTGTAAGCTTCTTCGGGATCTATAAACAGTCCCGAACTTGAAAACGCCAGTAATGGGTGAATCTTCTCCTGCTGTAACATGGAGATTAAAACCTGTGACTTACTCTGAATGTTCTCGTAATTCCTTCTTGTGAATTTCAGAGAAATATCACTCAGCTTTAAATCCAACTCGCCCATTGTGTTGCATATTTTTAAAACAAGCTTCAACATTTGCTTCTCTGCTCGTTTAAAAATGTGTTCTGAATCTTTGGCTCTTGCTTCTGCAAGCGACCAGCCGTCTCTTAGTAGTACGGCACTTCCTGTATCACTGGTGGACGTACCACCGTTTCTATTTGGCATACCACAGATGGTAAGCACTGTTTGATATAGGTTATCGGATAGCGTTTGTGTTTGGTCTTGGTTAAGTTCTGTGGTGACCATTCCAACATCGGCTGTTGCTCCGTCTACAGACTTCACCTTAATCGCTCCCATTTTCAAGAAAGACTCGTAGTCCTCTTTGGAAATGTCGCAATTTATGAATTTGATAAACGCCTGCACAATCTGTTCCACACCGTCAAGCCTGTTACTCTCAACCTTATTGATAGCGTCAAGTAGTGGTAGCACAATCTCAAATGAACCAAGTCTCGCATTGTTAGCCGGGTATTCAAAAATGGGAATCATGCCCATGGTGTGAGGACTTTCCTCCGCTATACTCATTTCTACAACATGGAAATACTTATCCTCCGTGTAAATTGAGTAATGCGTCACGTTGTTCTCGTCTTGACTCACCATCACACCCATCAACGGCTTATTGCCGATACCGCTGTGATACACTACAAATGCGTCTCTAGGATCTAGCGTGTACATTTCAAAGGGTGCTTCGTCAGCTTCGCCCTTCTCGTCCGGCAAAACCAGTCTGTAGGCTGTACCACAGATATTCCCCCATTCCACTACTTCCTCGTCTTGACTCGCCTTATCCTCAGAGAACATATACTCATTCAAGGTGTTAATATTCTTTGTGACGCTATCTTCACCATTTCTGTTTATGTATTGGATAGGCTCTCCACAGAGATATCCTGTCTTAAATGCCACAATCTCATTTGCCCGGTTTACTACAATGTTGTTGCAAATATCGGGACGAACCTCTTTTGTCCTAGAAAGGATAGGTTGGTCACCCTTGTAGTATTTGTACAGATATTCAATTTCCGCTTTGTTAGAAGTGTGAACCATCTTAGCTTCTGTAAGTACCTTTAGGAGATTGTCTCTCGTAATGGACTTAGCATTAGACGTGATTATTTTTCTTCCGCTGAATACCAACTCCCCTCCTTTCTACGAAACGAAAAAAGAGGAAACCATGCTTTCTTGCTTAAAAGCACAATTTCCTCTCATTCGATTCAAAATATTATGGGATTTTCGGTCAGATTTCATTATAGCATAATTTTTAATTTTGAACAAGTGTTCTTTTCTTACCAAGGACGCTGGAAAACTTCGACTTTCCCTTGCCTAAAACTGTCTATGAAATCCACAGCCATGGACACAGCGTCCGGGATATCATCGTTCTTGTTCTTTCCAGCCATCGTATAAGAACACAGGAACTCCATAGCTTTCTTGTAATCCTTGTTCCCCTCATAAGCTTTCTCAGTCTTAAACAAGAAATTGTCCTTAACATACCCGGACGCAATAATAATTCGAGTCTCTTTGTTGGCTGTAGAGAACTTAGTCGTAATCTTGGTAATCCCACCCTTCTCTTTCACTCGTTCTTGAATGTTCTGTGCAATCCTACCCCCGGCTGAGTTAGACTCAAACCTCGCAAACTGCACATGGTGTCTTAACAGCTTCTCAACAATCCTAGATTCTACTACATCGGGATTGCTGTTATCACAAATAAAATCCTCAACAAAGAACCTCTGCCCGTACTGATAAATAATCGGCATAGCACAGTAATCCGTACCTCTGTCTTTCGTATCACAAACAGCTATAATTGCGTCCGGCTCTTCTACAGGCAAGTCAAAGTATCTCTGCAACTCATTTTCAGCATAAAGTAATCCCTCTCGCTCTATAGGTTCATTCATGTAGAGTGCCCTCCAAGACACATCGTCCATAATCTCCCTCTGCTCGTGGTAGAACTTAGTCGTAAAACCTACTCCGAACTTATAGTCAAAATTAGACTCCTCGTTCTCGTCTAGGGCACTTAGGGATATAAACTCTGCCCTATCAGAATCCCCGTATTCCCTCTGCAAGCGTCCTATAACATCGTGCACACTCCACCGAGTCGCTATGTGCAGCTCTTTGCACTTATCTCCAATCTTTCTCTGTCTTAGGTCAGTAGTATAGGTTTCCCACAGCTTGTCCAGTCTTTCCTTGGATAAAGCCACTTCCAGTCCACTTACCAAGTCGTCACAGTACAGTAGCGTAGACGCTCTGTAGAGTCCTGCATTACCAGTACCGATAGAGGTAAATTCCAGCGTCTCAAACCTCTGTCTCTTGTCAATATCAATTCTGCAATCCTTGGCATTAGTCCCAGATATTACTAGCTGTGGAAAAATCTCAGTCCACCTGTACTCCCCTGTTTTCTCAAACATTCTCAGACACTCGTCATAGACACCCCTTATAAATGAGTTACTGTGAGAACCAGTCAGCATTGGCTCGTTAGGCTCTCTTCCTGCCAACCATGTTAAGAAAAAGATAGCAAGGGTAGTCTTACCAGCACCCGGTGGCATGGATATACAGAGTAAGTCCAGTTTATCATCTGCTAACTTCTGCAAAGACTGCACAACAGGTCTTAGAGTCTTTTCTCTTGGATAGTAGAACTGCTTGTTAAGAGGTCTGTCCCATTCCATTGCGTAAATGTATGCTTCAAAATCATAAGGTGCTAGAGTTGTTAGAAGTGCCTTATGCAGACTAAAAAGCTTCACCACTTCCTCTTTGTCCTCTGTCACTTGCAGTCTTTCTTTAATCTTCTCATTCAGTTTTCGCATATAGTCTACAGCTACAGCCTGCTCCTCAGACAGAATGGATCGGCAGGTGTCGTATAAGTCTTTGTAACTCTGATAGTCTGATAGGTTTTTATAGATAATCTCAACCAGTTCCATAATTCTCCTTGTAAATAAAAAAAAAAAGCACCGTCCCAAGACAGTGCTATTGATAGCCTATAGTTAATGTTATGCATAGACAACAAATTGTGCTGTATATGAATAATACTAGCCTTTTTAATTTTTGGGGATATTTAAGCCACTCACCCGTCCTGTCTTGCCGGGATTCTTTCCCCCGTAGGGGGTACACCTGCAAGACAGAACGGCTTTTATTTGTAATCGTCAGCCAATCCGAACAATAGCCGGAAAAATGCCCTTATGATTGCGTATGCTAACCACATATCTCTTAGTCTCCTCTCTGCTTTTCTTAAATTATACTAAACTCCCAGCCCCTATGCAACCGTGAATCTATAGCAAGTGCTTTCCTTTGTGTACTTACTATATAGCTCTGCATGGTCTGCCTTGAAACTGCCGGAATCAAAACGGCTAGACTTTATAAGCTTATAACTAGCCTTGCTACTACCCTCTGAATAGGTGGCATTGTCACCCATAAGAGCCAATATCTCCTCTTTCAATCTATCACAATCCGCCCCTAGTTCCTCAATTAATCTCTTGTTCTCTCTGTATTCATTGCATAACTTCTCAAAACGTCCCATCTTTACACCTCCACAATATATCTTCCTGTCTCACTATCCCGTGAGAAATCAACCCACTTTTCCAGCTCCTCCAAAAACTCCTCATAATAATCGTCAGCTAGTCCGCTGTCGTAATTCTCGAATTGCTGCATAGTCTTTCCCCTACTTTCAAGCCATTTTATAAGGGGTAAAATTGACGCAAAATCGAAATACAAATCACGCAAACTATAGGTCTTTTTCATGTTTAAACCTCCATTTTGTAAAAGCTGGCATATTTTCCCATTTCGCGATAGCAATTATAAAATTCAATCGCGTTAACTAACTCGTCAAAACCTTCCTTTTCCCACCTGTCAACCTCTGTGATAAACTCACCGTGCCAAGGTGTAAATGGTTCTAACTTACAAGGACAAATACAAATACTTTCCCCTTTATCGTAAAGCTTTCTAGCGTGTGCTTTACTAATTCTTACCCAGTTTGTACCCGTCTTGTCTCTGAACTCGTATCTAATCATTTTGTCCCCCTTTACCATAAATAGAACTTTTCATACTTTGCCAAAATCGCCTCTTTTACACCGTCCGGGAAAACCTCGACACGGTAGCGGAAATGCTCGTCAACCCGTTCCCGTTCACAATCCACCAAATACACGGCATTTTTGCCATATTCGAGGGTAAATTGTGTAGATACCATGCTATACTTATACGCCCGTGGCACGGATTGACTGTTTAAATCTACACGAATCCGTAGCCCCTCCATTCGACACTTTGGAACATCGAATTTTCTTTCTATATCCTCGATTGCTTTTTCCAAGTCCTCAAAATGTGCCAATCTTTCCCATGCCTTGCCGTTTGCGTCTGACAGTGCTTTTTCTAACTTCTCACGATTATTTTCTGTAATTTTAATTTTCATAATTTACCCCCAAAATGTACTCAAAATAATATTGTTGTTCCATGGAAAAACCCATTGTGTTTGCGTGTCCTCGAGTTTCTCCACCAACTTTTCTATGTACTCCTCGTCCGATAGTGTGTCGTCCTCGAGAGTGCCCCTAAAATCCTGTCGTAAATCCTCAAAAGAATACTTGCACCCCGTCCCGTATTCTTTCCAGTCCTTGCACACTTGCACGGCGTCAAACTCGTAAGATTCGCCATCGTCCTCATTCAAGCCATCGTCAAAATATTCCAGTAGGCTGGCAAGTCCCGGCTCTGTGAAATGATTTCCCAGTCCTGCTTTTTCCAGTAGTTCCCACGCTTGCTCTGTCTCCATTACTTAGTAACCTCCCCCACAAATTCATTTAATAGCTTTTCTATCTCGTCCCTTGCCTTTTCCCAGTCCAAATCTTGTCTAAGCTGCCTCGCTTTCTTATTGAACTTTTCCACTGTTTGATAATCGGGGGATATATTCCCGAAAGGTCTATAACCTGTCACTATTGCCACACCCTTGCCCATGTCGTAGACATCGGCGTTCCAACCATAACCGCCGCATGTATAGGCTACGGGATTTTCAAATTGCAGCAAATCCCATAAATCTACATAACCTATCTCAATAACCTTGCAAAAACCGTTCATAATTTCTTTCTTAGTTGTTTTAAATTTCATATCTTCCTACCTTTCTTGCCCTTGCCGGGCGACTTGTTTTCTTGTTTCTGATTACATTATACACCTTTTTGATTATGGGTCAATACCTTTTTCGATTATTTTGTAAACTTTTTTCTTGCCATATATAATAGGAAATGTTATCCTATGGAAAAGGGAGGTGAAAACATGAGAGACGAGGTAAAAGCAATGATTAAATTAAAAGGAAAAAGCCTTGCTGACTTAGCCGTTCACTTAGGTATGAGTAGACAAGCGTTATCTAACAAATTTTATAGGGATTCTTTCAGCGGCGAGGATTTGCTAAAAATTGCTAGTTTTTTAGATTGCAAGCTGGCATTTATAGACGAGTCAAATAAGATTTTCTTAGGATAGGCACGGGTTGATCCACCTGGAAAAGAAAAGGCTAGGGTGTGCCCCTAGCTTTTTTTGTTGTCCTAGATTGTATACAGAAAACAAAATGCAACTTCTCAACCATGCATATTTATGCAAAATTTCTCACCCAAAACTGGATCGCCCCGATCTGCCAAAAATTTTTCCATGGTGGAACACAAAGTCGAAAGTCGAAAGTCGAAAGTCGTTCCAAAAATTTCAATAATTTTCTTAAAAAGTTGTAAAGTTATCACCATCTTAATAAATCTAGTAGCTAAAGTAGCTCAAATATCGTTTTTGCGTATAATTTCTCTATATAGAGGCTCTATATATAAAAGTTATACGCAAAAGCTGTTTTTCAGCTACTTAAGCTACTAAAAATATTTAACTATTTAAAATCCCACCTTCCACCTGTTATATCACCCTGTTTAGCATGAAACGAGACTGCATGCCTCTAAAATGCACGAAAATGCCCTTTAAATCGATTTTAGCTTTTTAGGGTACAAATTATAGTCTAAACGGGTAGAGGGGCATTAGCGTTCAAAATAAGTGGGTTCTCGAGCGTCCTACGATTGACGGTTAGACTCAGACTGCAAAAATAAGCTGGAAAGTCGAAAGTCGTACAGCTCTCTCGGTGTCTCAAAGTCGAAAGTCGTTTGAGATTTAAGGGCAAAAAGTCGTATGCCTCTAAAATGCACAGAAATGCACCTAGAATCGATTTTAGAGCTTTAGACGAACAATTCCCGCCTAAAGGTGCTAAAGTGCCTAGATTTGGCTAAAAACGATGTTCTCGTGCGTCCTAGAGTTATACAGAAAGTCGTAAACGCAAAAACAGGAGGATTTCTCCCCCTGTTTTGTTTAATTGTCTGATTTGTCAGATAGATAACGCTGCTTGATTTCCTCTGTGTTGATTTCGTCCTGTCCAGTGTTTGGTGTGACGATATGTTCAGTCTGATCCTTGTAGGCAAAATTGTTCTTTCCGAGGAAGATTCCAGCGACCGGATTAATCTTTCCGTTTTGCATGTAAGTTTCCCACGAATTTTCAAGCGAAAAGTAAGCTTTTTTGATACAGTCGGATACATCACGGGGCAAAGATTCGATAGTTCCCTTGCCACTAACAGGAGCGTCATGGGCTACAGACCATAACCATTGTCTGTTGTGTCCATTAAGTGCGATAGCCATTCCAACGACCGTTGGCTTAACATCAAACCTAGCATATAACTCAAAATACTCAGCTAATCTAGCCTTTACCTGTTCAGCGTCATTCAAGTCTATATTGTCCATGTACAACAGCTCTTGATTGATTGTCATGAACTTCCGATTATCCCCTTCCTCCAACATCAACCCATTATCGCCTATCATCGGTGAATTTCTACCACCCCCGTTTTTAACATGTTTAGGTATTTGTTTTAACGTACCGGGTGAAATGTTATCTTTCACTTTCCCTATCGGTTTATCCTTTCTCTTTAACGCCATTCTCTTTCTCCTCTCTAAAAATCACAACCATGCTAGGGAATGGAGCAGGACTCTTCCCGTCCCCGAACTTAAGTCGTCCTTTGACGAATCTTATCTCTGCTTTCCCGTATATGTAGTCGTGAAAGTATCTAGTGTCTGTTCTTGCAGGTATCAGCATTACTACCAAAGTCTCTCTCTCTCTTGACTGCTCGTAGGCATACTTAACCCAGTTACCAATATCTCTCCCGTAAGGTGGATTGCAAAACACCCTGTGTCCTGCCCAGTCCTTACTCAACCCGTCCTCTTCTTTGGTGTAGTACAAGTCACACTTATGATTCTCTGCTGTAGCACAAGGATCTAGCGTGAATTGAAACTCACTATCTAGCTTGTCAAAGAAGTCTTGGGGAGTCGCCCACTCATTTGTTTTGGACGATAAACAAGCACTTATATCCATTGCACCTCTAATTAGTTAAAAATCTTTAGTAGTTTTAGTAGCTGATTTTTAGGTTTTGCGTATAACTTCTTCTATATATCACTCCTTATAGGGGACTTATACGCAAAAGCTGTTTTTCAGCTACTTTAGCTACTAAACTGCTTAAATTGTCACAAAATCGGTTTCATTTTAATTCCATAGTATACCAACATACCCATCGCTTTACCCTTGTAATCGAAAAATTCAGAGTGACGGTCTAACTCAGCATTAAACTTCCTGGCCGACAGGACAAATTCCCCATTAGATTTTGCCCAAACCTTGAAAGCTTGATATAGGTCTTTTGCCTTAATCTTCTCTCCCTCTGCTCTCTCACAGCGTTCGTTAAAGAACTGTAAAACCATATCATTACTTTCTCGATACTGAACAACCACACTCCTAAGACTGTCGCTCATTTTCAGTCCGTTTGCCTTGTACTTGATATACCCTCTCACAAGCCACATGAATATCCCTCTCATGTTTTCCTGCTTACAGAGTTCTCTTTTCAAGTGTACATCCTGTTCTTCCGGCTTAAAGTGCTTATTAAACTCAATCACCTTAATTCTCTCAGACGCAAACAGGGATTGATCCGTAACAGATGGTAGGTCATTACAGGAAAGCCAAAGTGTAAACTGAGGTCTATATGAAATGGGGGCTTGGTGTAGGTGTCTCGCTGTTATATCCTCTCCACCAGTAAGCTGTTTTATCTTCTCCTCGTCCAGCTTTCCGTACTCGTTACTCTCTGCCATAGTGACAAACCTCTTACCCTTTAAGGACGCAAGGGTAGGGGAAGCCGATTCGGGATTGTGCTGTCTGTCGCCCTTACAGATAAGTCCTACAGGGGCAACACGGGCATAGTCGCCTAGCATTGTCTCGATTGTGTTTAGGAGCGTTGATTTACCGTTCCTTGTGGTCTTTCCGTGTAAGATAAACATACACTCCTCGTTGCTCATTCCCAGCAGGGAATAGCCTAGAGAACGCTGCAAAAAGTCTGCTTTGTCCTTATCTCCAAGCGTTACCTCGTCTATAAACTTCTCCCACCTTTTGCAGGAAACATCCCTGTCTACTGTGTGAGAAAAGTTGGTCTGCATTGTCAGAAAGTCCTTTGGATTGTGCTCATAAAAGGTGAAATTCCTTAAGTCGTAAGTACCGTTCTTACAGTTGATAAGATACGGATTTGCGTCAAACTCTTCTGCATAAATATGCAATTCTCCTGTTGCGTCTTTAAGGATTCTGTCTCGCATACGCCTATCGCCCATCTTATCAATGAACTTAGTATAGGCTTTCCGCTTGTCATCGTCCTCAATCTCTCCACAGTAGATAAGCATAAGTCTCGTAAAGTCTTTCAGCTTTTCAGAAACAAGAATCGCTCCCTCGTCTTTTCTCCATGCACCGTCAAAGTAGGTGTACCAGCTTTTGTGTTCTGCACAGTATCGAGCCTCGTCCTTATACAACTCTCCAAACAAACCTGCCATGCCGATTTCCGACCACTCATAGCCCGAATCCTCTTCTCCTACTTTCTCCGGGTGGAGGGATTTTATCTTGTACATTTTGTCCGAGAAGTATTCGTCCGTTATGACTCGCCCGTTTTTAGTTTCAAAAAATTCCTGCATATCTGCACCTCTTATGAGTGATATAATCCCCGGTTAATCGCTACCTCTTTCTCAAATTTGTTAATGAGAACCCACACCTTTGTGTGAGGGATTCCGTAATGGTCTGAGACGGTGTATACTGCCGTGTCGGTTAGTCCGTCCCGGTAAGCGTCCTCTAGGATCTGCCGTTCCTGTGTCTCAAACTGAGATAAGGTCTTGTCTACCGATTCCCAGTTATACTGGCTTACGGGATTGTCAAATGCAGGACGCTCTCTGTTAGCCAAGTAGTACCTCACGCAATGTCTTACATAGGGCACGTAATACTTAGGTGCTTTCTGTCTTATCATTAGCCTTTACCTTTCCTTTCACAAACCAAATGTCCCCCTGCCCGTCTACGATTTTTACATCAAAACCGTCTGTGCTTTCGGATTCCTCACAGCTTCCAGCAGTCTCAACCAAGAGTTTTACACCTTGGACGGGATAATCCACCATCACAATATCCGAGCCTGTTACTCGCATTACCTCTACAAGTTCGCCTTTGGAATCTAGTTCCAGTTCCTCAAATTTAAGCATTTTTACCTCCTGTACTTAACAATACTGTTACATATAGTTTGAATCTCCCGGTTATCGAGAGGGGGTTCACAAGCTTCTTTGTTCACCCTCTGTAACTCATTGTAGATTGCTTTCTTAGAATACCCAAGTGTATGTAGCGTCCCGGCTACAGACAGGAGAGAAATGTTCCTACAGCCTTTCTTGATTGGCTCGTAGACAGGTCTTAACTTAACTCTCCCGTTATTCACAGGCTCTACCCATTTTGGGGTATAGATTTTCTCGTTATATCGAGATTTCCCGGTGCGTCCCTGTTCGGGGAAATACTTGGAAACGATATAATCTATAGCTTCTTGGTTCTCTACAATGTCCCTATACAGAGTCGTGTTCCCAGTCATGATAAAATACCGTGCTTCTTGGTAAATCTCTAGTCCTGCTAGGTTATTTTTACCTTTAAACGGTAGCTTACCTCTCACTAGGATATGGAATCCCCTGCCACTTCTTGACTTCTCTGTATAGCTTTTACAAGCTTTGATAATGTCTGTAGCGACAGGAGACGGGAAACCGTCCTCGTCATATCCAGTGTCAATGTCGATTCCGACTAAGCCGTTATTAGCGAATACAAAACCAAGATTATCCACATATCCCTGCTCGATACAACTAAGAGCCGTGTCGTAGTCCGACCATGTTTCAGCTTTGACTGAGGACGCTCCGAAACCTGTATTAGCATCTAGTGGTGCTTTACTGTCGGACTTGACTACCACCCATTGATTTAATTGTTTTAATTCGTTAGGTATGTTCTCGAACACGGTTGTTCCACCTTTCTTTAAACGTCACCTTTCTCCCGGTGTGTACTTCTCTCCTCTGAGAATCAGTTGGGGTAACGCTCTCTTAGCTTGTCTACATTCAGTTGCAGGACGGTTTCTAGGTCATATCCTAAAGTCCATGCTGTAACAGCTAAGTACCATGCTACATCACCCAATTCTTTTATCAAGTGCATTTCGTCTAGGTCGTGTCCTTGGAACAAATGCTTCTTCACAAGGTCTGCACACTCCCCGGCTTCTCCGTTCAATCCGAGCACCCCATTCATGATTTGCTCGATACAGTTAAACTTATCTAACCGTGCTGTTCTGAGTGCTTCTTGTTGATATTCGTTAATAGAAAGTTTATTATTTTCTCTCTTTTGCATAAATTTTAACCTACTTTCTTGCAAGTAAATCTTACAGTATGCCCAAATGCAACAAAGAATCCCTCGCCCGGCACAACTAACACACCGTCTGTCTCAATTAAGAAATTTTTAAGAATAGCCGACTGGAAAATCAAGTTTATGGTCGGTGCGTACATGGTAGCAGCGTCTGCAAAAATGTTAAACCCGTTCATTTGATGGATTCCAAGTAGTTCTTTATAAACATGATCGCCACTGTGCCACACGCAATATCCAAGACTCATGTTATCCACGGTTTTGAAAAGGGTGTTAAGCGAGTTTGAGTCTAATGAAACATCAAATTCAACAGACTTGGAAAACGCTTTGTTCTCATAATTGTTTTTTACAAACCTTGTGAACATTTCCTGCTCATCACCTTCATCAAAAAGCTGTATTGAATTTATAAGATTTTCTCCCTTATAAATTGAAAGTTCGTATCTGTACTTACTCATTTAATTCCTTTCTACACATCAAACGCTACCTCACCTTTCTCTATAAAGGCTTGGACAATGTTCTTTACGGTCTTTTCGCCTATGCCGTCAATTCCCAGTAGGAACTCCTCTAGGGTATTTTCGTCATACTCTAGGATATGTGGCATAGAATCCTGCCCATCTTGAAAACCGCTCATATAAACTGAGGTCGCCCATTGGTTCATTTGATTGTATGTATACCGTTTCATGGTCTGATAATTCCCAAAGTTCAATGGTTTTATCATAACCACCTCCATTCTTTACTTTAGTAACTCTTTAAAAATAGCTTCTAATACATTCACACAAATGCTGTTTCCGGCTTGCTTATAAAGCTGTGTGTCGCTGCATACCGACTGTGCTTTCCAAAAATCACTATCACTGAATCCCATAAGTCGCCAGCACTCTCTAGGAGAGAGCCGTCTTATTCGTCTGTCAGATTCAATAACGAAATTTGTTTCAACCCGGCTCCCTTCTTTTGTGACAATGGTTTTGGAAATAGTGCAGTTCTCACGAGAGATAGGTGTGAATTTCAGTCCCAGTTTGTGATTGTGATTTTCCTCATGGTTTATGCAGTATTTTAGGAATGTCTCTGTCAGAAAATACTTCCCACTAGGATTCTCTTCTAGCAGTTCATTGTATTGCACTCTGAGAGGAATAGGTTTTGGGAACTGGAATTCCCGGTAAAGGTCTTTTCTGATTGATACCGCAAAGACTCTCTCTCTTTTCTGAGGAATCCCGTAATCGGACGCTGTGAGTTTTTCCCACTTTGTCTCATATCCTAAGTCAGATAGGTATTCTACCCACTTCTCAAAGTCACCTTTAAACCGTTCACTTAAAAGATTCTTTACATTTTCGAGAATCAAGTATTTCGGTAGAATCCCCTCTTCTTTGGCTACTTCTAGGAGTCGCTCCACCTCATGTAATAAACCACTCCTAGTTTTGCCTTTTACTATCCCTTGTTTCTTCCCAGCTAAAGATACGTCTTGGCAAGGAAAACCGTATGTCCAAAGGTCTGCATAGTCCAGCCGTTCCACCTTAGATATATCTCCGTAGTTCCTAGTCTCCCCGTACATGGCTTGATAAGATTTGATAGCAAATTTATCAACCTCGCTTATCCCTACAATCTTGTGAGGAATGTCCATGTTTATCAGAGCCTTTCTAAACGCCCCGATTCCTGCAAACAACTCGTTCACTGTTAGTTTTTCCATATAAAAGGGGACTAGCTAGATTATTCCGGAAACCCACCCCCTTTCTTTATTCTGTTATTCGCCTGTTGCCCAGCCTCTGTTATTCAACCATTCATACGCTTCTTGTGGTGGCAAAGGTTTAGTAAGTTCTAGGTACTTGTTCAGATACCAAACAGCCTTTGCAATGTCCTCTCGACCGTTCTTGTTTTTGTGCCGATACAGGTACTTCATGGCGTTGCAGACACAAAATGCTTTCACGTCCTCCACACCTTGCGTGTCTATCATAATGTCGATAGACTCAGCTTTTCCCGTTGTGTAATGGCTAGGGTGATTTACATTATCTTTCTCAATCATCTAGCACGCTCCAATCTAATTTTTGTCCACAGTTGGAACAGTAACCAAACATGCCCAAGTCGTCCACTTCTTCCCTACAAGTGGGACACTCACATGTTTTCCAACCGTCTTCATCAGAAACCATCACAATTTTCCGCGGTGTCCTGTATTTGAGTTCTTTCCGTTTTTCCTCTGTCATTTTTGTAAGTTCATCCACTTCTTTCTCCGCTATCTCAATAGCCTTTTCCTCTATCATTTCCGAAAACTCTTCCAGTTTTCCCTCTACTTCATAGACAGAGTCCGCTATTTCCGGCAGAACATCCTTTAAATCCGGAATTGCGTTTTCTCTGAAAAACTCCATCAACAAATAGCAATTTATTAGTTGCCCCGTCTCTTTTTTAAGTTTCATATTTACCCCTCTTATCGCCTGTACATTACGTCTGTCCCATCTTTCGACCGTACCCATATTTTCACCGGGAATTTACCACTCCCTTCATTCATTCCGCGATAATCACGAGTCGTAATTTCCAAGTCTTTCGCATGGTACTTTTCACATTCTCTAGCCTTTGATTTCTCAGCATATTTGGTTCCGCAAATCTCACATTGATATAGTTTCAGCTCTTTCATGCTTACACCTCCCTGTTTCTTACTTTACTTAATCTCCAACATCAGATAGCACCCCATCTTGGAGATAGTATTCAGCTTTTCAATATACGGACAACTCTCCAAATGTCCCCATTTCTTCACTTTCAGTCGAGTTTCTTCTAGGTACTTATCCACAAGCTTGATTAATTCTTCTTTCTCTTTAATATCCATTTTAAAAACCCTTTCTCTTATAAGGAGGAATCTTCCCACCTCTAAAACCTATGACTATATTGGGATTCCCTCTTGTCAATTCTTTTGAGTGTTTCTCAATGTTAGCGATTTCTTTATCAGTAAGGTCAATAGTGATAGACGCCCGGTCGCCTGCCACTTCAAAGGTACTTTCAAAAGCTTCTTGTACTCTTTCTTCAAGACTCTTCATAATCACACCTCAATCCCTGTAACTTCTTTGAAAACAACCCTGTCAAAGTTCGGTAAACTCATAACGCTTTCTTTGTCTGAATTATCGAGGTTATCCCACCATGCCTGTTTGTCATCATTGGTCACCTCGATTGTTTTCAGATAACCGCCTGTACACTCCCATGTAGGATTTTCTTCTTTTTCGGAATCAATCATGTTTTCGCTATCAATCCAAATGGTTCTCGTGTGGGGACAATCCGTCATTACGTACCGTGCTTCAGAATTTAACCAATCTCGATAAGTCCAATCGCTTGGTTTATTAAAAAGCCTTATGTTTTCTGTTTCCGTGTTAAAACAACCAGTTGAATAATCAGTGCTGTTCCAGTCGCCTGTGTTCCTGTT